AATTATCAGTCTTTAAATTTTTACAAATAAATAAAATTAATTTAATGGTCTATAAGAATTATGATATGTGGTATGTTTTTTAAAAATATACACTTTTTGAACAAAAATACAAATTTTACCTTTAGATTAATTTATTTTAACTTTTATGTTCATCATATTATAGTCTATTTTCTTAATTCTTTTGGTTATTTGAACAAAAATATGAAACAATTAAATCATTAGATGATTTAATTGATATCTTAATATTTATACATAATCCTCCAGATTTTTTAATGTACTCAGAAACAAAATATTATGAAAATCATAATAAATTAATGATTTAATATGCAAAAGATTTTGGTTGGAATACAAATAAATTAAAATATAGACAATTTAAATTAATTATTAATTATTCAATTGAAAATGATGAATTACTATCATTGTATTCTAATCAAATAAATATTACATATTATAATGATAAATATAATAATAATTATTATTGTATTGATGAAATTAACAAATAAAATATGACTTATTATCTGTTTATTTAGTTTACTATCCATATTATAATTAATAAAATGATAATAGCGTGACTTATTATTGTTTAATTTATTTTATTGTTTCACGCTATTATTATTTTATTATTCCATCTTATAAGATGGAATAATAAAATAATAATAGCGTGACTTATTATTGTTTAATTTATTTTATTGTTTCACGCTATAATAATATGATTATAGCGTGACTTATTATTGTTTAATTTATTTTATTGTTTCACGCTATAATCATTTTATTATTCCCTCACGAGGGAATAATAAAATGATTATAGCGTGACTTATTATATAAGAAATGTTTTTTTGCAACAAAAAATAGTATATTAATTTAATCGATTAAATCCGCTAAAACGATAAAGAAATATATACAAAGCAAATATCCTATTTGCATCTTATTCGAATCAACAAAATGTCGATATTCGTTAGTCATCTTTTCCATATGATGTACTGAATCGGAAATGAGGAAATCCGAAAGTCCAAAACACAACAAGTATGTCGTGATTAGACAATTTTCCAATTTTCACTCCAGTCTCCAATAACTTTTTGCGTCGCCTATCGAAAATCTTTTTAAATTTGTAGTCAATCGAATCAGTAAAAGTCGCACCGCTATGAGTACGAATATCTCCGCCACAGTACATGTCCATGTACCATGCATTTACATGTTTCATTCCATAATCTCTGTCTTCGCTGACGAACTCCTGTACGCAACTCCATGCGATAATTGCAATATGATGATCATACAGCGAAGTCATCATCTCGTGACAATTTGGAGAACTGTCCCACAATTCTTGTTGATACTCTTCCAGCGTTTTTTTCTTGTTCTTTTTTCTCTTTTTTTCTTCTTTTTCTTTTTCTTTTTCTTTTTCTTTTTCTTTTTCTTTTTCTTTTTCTTTTTCTTTCTCTTTTTTTTTCTCTTCTTTCTCTTTTTTTTCTCTTTTCTCTTTCTCTTTTGCGGTAATTTGTTCGTAGAAATCTTCGTCGGTTATTTCTTCCCAACTCTCTTTGATTTGGCAATCATCCAATAGGACAGATGCCATGTCACAACGAACGTAGAGTGCACAAAGTGCTTAGTACACGAAAGATGTATACATACGTCAACTTGAGCCAAAATGGCTACGGTACTGAGTTAAAAATATTATGACAATTGATCAATTTTTTTTTTCAATTTTTTTTTTAATCAATATTAATATCATAATATTAAATTATTATATAATAATTTAATATACAATATATATATGTTTGCCAAAAAGTTACCGATTCATAATTTTAACATAATTACTATGCCTGGTATAAATCCAGAAGATATAAAAGAACAACCTAAATTAAATACTATAACGCCAACTACACAAATAGAACCATATTTTTATAATATATATCAACAAACTACTTACACTTTGCATGACACACAATCAACAATGGTAGATAACCCATTTGTTGTGCCTATTATAACAAATTGGATATTTGATGATTATTTTACAGAAAAAGGAGGAGATCTTATTGAAAACACTACTATTAATTTTAATTCAGTTATTTTACAAAATAATTCTATTATTGATATATTAAAATCAAAATTAGGCAATTCATTTTCAATTATATACAATAAATATCAAAATTTACTTATTAATTCAAATAATATTCGTATTAATTATTTGGACACACTAAAATTACTTGGTTTAAAAACTATGTCAAATGAAGGTTTAATTAAAACTATAACTGTTGAACGATTTCAAAATAAATTTCAAGATAAAGCAATAAATAATGATATAATAATACAATATATAGATGTTATAGATAAAATTAATATTAATAAATATGATGACTTTATGTTACAGATATCGCTATTACATACTGAATTGTCAACTCATGCAATTGGTTTATATTTCAAAAAAATAGATATTGATAAATATCTATTTTATGTAATTAATACTGGAGCGGGTGCAGAATACCAACATTGTTTAGATAATGGTATAAGTAATCTAGGTATTATGTGTTTTAATATAAATTATGCACAATTAAAATTTATTTGTGGTCTCACTTTAGCTGGAATGCGATATATTACAGTTGAATGTTTTTATAATGTAATATTAGCATCTTTATTAACTAATAAAAATATTATTGAATTTGCACCTTATGTTTTTTTTGATCAAAAAGCATCAGAAGATAAAATTACATTAGCATCATTAAGCAATATATATTTAAAAGATTCACCAAATTATAATTTTGGAATAAAAACAAGATTACAGACAATGGGCAATTGTACAGTTATTGCAGTAATTGGAATATTAGAGATTTTAATAAGGGAACAAAAACAAGAACTTAACAATGATTATACAATATCAGAAATATATTTACAAATATATAATGAAATAAAGAAAGAATTATTATATGAATCACTTGAATACTTTAGTACAAAAATGTTATCTGATGAAAATTACTTTTTATTTACAAAATTAAATGAAACATATATTAAATTAATTCCTTATCCTAATAAAAAATTAGATGACTTAAATAAAAATTTAATTAATAAAATTTATAATCATTACACAAATTCTATTGAAAATTATTCAGATATAAATAATTTTCTAGTTAATGTAGATAATAATCATTGTTATGATATAAAACAAATAAAAAAATTCGAAAATAATAGTTTTTTCGAATTATCTAAAATAAATGATCCATTATTATTTACTAAAGACCTGATAGATGAAGAAATTCTTAAAATGGAACAAATAATAAATAATTGTAAAGCAATTAATATGACAGATATGTTTGATATTTTTGATATATTTGTAAAAATAAATGATTATTTAGTAATACTAGTTGGTATTGCGGACAAAATGGAAGATTTAATAGTTATTCGATATAGTCAACATAAAATAATATCAATCATTAATGATATCCGAAAAAAAATAACAGATATGTATGAAAAAAAAATATTTTTTCATCAAATTGATTATCAACAACTTGGTAATATTATAAATAGTATTGTTACAAAATATTCAACATTAAATAATCATTATCTATCTAAATATGAAAATTCAAACAATATGCAAAAAATACATAAAGAAAATCAATATATATATACAATCTACGATACAGTTATATTAAATATTACTATTATATGTGGCATTTTATATGAAGTGACTAATATAATAAACAATAAAAAAACTAATGACGCAAATCAACAAAACACAATAATTTTAGTTGGTCGTTTAATATCATTATTTAAAATTACAAATAATGCAGAATTAGTCATTTTAATAGAATTATATGATTGTATCATAAAATATTTTAAATATTTTATTCATGAAAATATATCATATGCAACATATGATATTCGTAAAAAATCAACAAAACGTTATGATGATAATAAAATATATGATGATGGATTAGGTGATTTACCGCCACTATTCCCATCCCATATTACTATTGGAACTGGTTTTAATTATAATGAAATTATAAAATGTAGTAGTTATACAAATGAACCATTGTATTCATTGGAACATAAAACAAATTTATCAGATAAACAACCTAGTTTTAGTGGTTATTATAATATAAATGTTTTAAAAGATAATTTTAATGATGAATTAATTGCACAAAATTTTAATAACACAATTTCATATTTTAATTATTTTAAATCATCATTGAATTCAAACAAATTTAATTGGATTATGTTAAAATGTAATATTATCTTTCATAAACTAAATTTAATTGAATTTAATCATACAATTGAAGAAAATAAATATAATAAAGAAATTATTGCATCATTAAATGATTTTAATATTTTATTAGCTGGGCAAAAAATGTATAAATATGTGTCTATGGATGAAATAATAATAAATATCGCACATTTTTTATACAAAAGAGACATTGAATTGACATTTGATTATAAAATATTAAATTTTAGTGTATTAAATATATCAGAAGAAAAAATTAAATTTGATAAAAATTTTGTTAATGTTAATATTTGGGAAAATGTAAATATATTTAATGTTGAATTTTTTGAAAATGTAATTAATTATATTGCAAAATTAATCAAAATAAATGCAATAAAAAAAGATATGTACTTAAATGTTTATAATTTATTAATACAAATTATAAATTGTTTAGCAGTTTCTAATAAACAATTAGATAATACTAATGTACAATTAATTAATAGTATTGCATTAATCTCTGATATATTTCCACCATTTATTAAATTTTATTACAAAGAATATCATAATTTTCCACTAATAATTGACTATCAAGAAATATTAGATTATTTTAATAAAATAATCAAATTTAATAAATCTGGAACAATATTTACAAATTTAAATATTGTTATTCATTTAATATTCGATAAAGCATTAGAAAATAAACAACTCAATGATTTCATTTTAAAATCAACATATTTTAATATAATTCCAATCGAAAAAAATAATGACAAATTTATTAAACAAAAACAAAAACAATCAGGATTAATGAGACAATTTGCAACATCCTCAATTATAGAAGAAAATGAAATATTAGATAATGATAAAGATAAAGAAGAAGAAGAAAAAGAAAAAGAAAAAGAAAAAGAAAAAGAAAAAGAAAAAGAAAAAGAAGAAGAAAAAGAAAAAAAAAAAGAATATGACATTGTAATTAATCATTTAATTAACCATAGTAACAATATTTATTTAGTTCATAAAGTTGGTAAATATAAAACACTAAATGAAAATGGTACTGTAAATATTCATATAAATAATGATTTAAGTACAAAATTTGAAAATTCAGATTTCAAGACAATTAAAACCAATAATATAACATTTAATTTTTGTAGTCATCATCAAAATAATAATGGGAAAAAATATGATTATTATTCATTAAATGAAATTATATTTTATAATACACCTATTAAAATAAAACCAAAAGAAACATATATTGGAAATGATAATAGTTTATTACAATTATTTTATATACATGATTATTCATTATTAAATACAATTGACTATAAACTACATAAATCTGAATTAAATGTTCATATATCTAATTTTGAAGATTATAATATTAGAGTAGAACTTAATAATGATCAACCTATTACATACATTAATGGTTATAAAATATTAAGATTAGTGGAATTAACCGATGATATGATATTTTTTAAAATATACATAAAATTGATTAAAATGTGTAATTCAAATATTGATGATCGTAAATCAACAATAATCAGAAAACAACGTATATATACAGATTTATTTGATTATAATGAAATAATACCAATAAAAATATCTGATGATATCATAAAATTTGATTGTCGAAAATTAAATATTTATTTTATTTATAAAAAAAGTACAAATGTATTAACATTGTTTGATAATGTACAAATATTAACAACTTCTAATTATTATTTTATTAATAGATATATTTATAATACCGATTGTATGGTATTATTTGAAAATGGTACCTACAAAATTATGTTAATGGGCAAAAATAATGAAACAATTAATTTCATCAAATTTAATTATAATGGTATATTTTCTGAACAATCTGTAGATACATTAATTTATTTTTTAAAAGAACAATTAAACAATCATAAAACTTGTGAAGCCAATATGATTTTACATAATATTAAACAAATAACCAAAATAACAAATTCCAGTGAAAAATTACATTTTACCTATCGTTTGTTTAAAAATGGTATTATGTATGATAATGTATATTTTAATTATTTTATATATTTAATTCATGATTCAATTCATATATTTAATGGTTCTGAAAAATTAAAACAATTGGAAATAAACAAATTGTGTAATATCAATACGAATCAATTAAATTATTATCATTTTTTCAAATATAATATTATTGAACATGTTAATACTGTTATTTATAATCGTTCATTATTAAGTTGTACGAATATTAATATTCAATCAACATCAGATCCTAATATATATTCAATTGCAAATAGTATATTTGCGAAAAATTATGTGGCAAATTTTAATTATAACATAACTGGTCAAACATATCAAAGTTATATTAATATTGCGCTGTTATCTTATAATAATTTTGATGTATTTAAAATAAATTCAAATAATTATTATGTACCAATGCCAAAACATCAAACAAAAATACTATTTATTAATACAGAAATATGGACAGATAATTTAAATTATGAATTACCAATTAAAATTGATCAAACTTATAAATATTATTTTGATCATAAAATAGGAAATATATTATCAAATAAAATTACGAAATCTGATAACCAAGAAATTAAAATGTTACAAAATGATTATAATGAATTTTATGACAATGATATTGAATTAAATAAATATAAAATTACAAAAGAAGTGTTACAACAATTCAAACAAATAACAATGATTAATTTTAATAAATTATTAATTATTATAAATAATAAAATCAAAGAAATAAATAATATTGATTTCAATAGTAACTTTTTTATGAATGTAATTATTGATTTTGATTATGATTTTATTAAATATGTATTATTGTCTTATAAATACACAAATATTTTAATAGAAATAAATAATTTATTGGGTACAAATGATGAAATTTTTAATTATAGAAATTTAAATAAAATTATCTTACAAAAACCATTCTATCTAAATAAAGAAATTGCTTCAAATGTTATTTTATTTGAATATCTTTTTGGAAATATGATTCGACATCAACAATATGACTTTTGTTTAGAACTACTTAATAATTTAATCGTACAAGATAATACTAAATATCCTAATTTATATCAATTATTAATGGGTGAGGGTAAATCATCTGTAATTGCACCGGTATTAACACTTTTATTAATTAATATGATTGATAAAAATAAATATAATAATATTTGTCATGTTATGCCAGAATCATTATTAGTACAATCATATGAAAATTTTAATAAAATATTTTATTATCTTGATAAAGAACTACTTATTTTATCGAATAATGATAATTTATATGAAACCAATAAAATATTAATTATATCAGATTATCAATTAAAATTGAGTAAATTATTGTCATTAAATAATTCATCTTTTGATATGACAAAAAATATATTTATTTATGATGAAGTAGATGAAATATCAGATCCATTAAAAAGTCAATTGAATGTATTACTTGAAAAACCAAACAAAATAAAAAATGGAGATTTAATATTTAATTTTGTTCATGAATTTATATATAATTTATATTACAATACAGAACAAAAATATTATAATATTAGAATACAATTAACAAATCATCAATTTGGTTTGATTCCACATTTAATATTTCAAGGTTCTGAATTAAATACAACAAGTTTAAATATAATTAATCAAATATATTTGGAAACTATTAATACAATTTGTGGATCAGAATATGTAATTGCCTATAATAAAATTCAAAATAATGATATAGCTAATTTAACAAATCTTTACATTAATTTAAATCTACTAAATGTATTGTATAATTTTAATTTATTAATACCAAATATATTAAAACAATTACATAGAAGACATTTTGGTCTTAAAATAAATGATTTATATAATATTAATTGGTTATATAGCAATACATATAATGTATTTAATGTATCAGGTAGCGCTAAGATAAAATCATTAAGTTCATTATATAAATTTTTTATAGCTGTCCCATTTATTTCAAATGAAACACCTTCAGATAAATCTGAATTTTCTGATTATTTATATACAACTGCATTGACAATAATATCGTATTATGATAATTCTGTTAGAAGAATACGTAATGCAGATATTCAAATATATTTAAACCATCTTAAAACTATTTATAATATAAATAAACATAAACCAAATCATAAAAATATTGGGTATATTAAATATGGTGAATTGATAAATGGTATAAAAATATATAATCAAATCGGTCTTAATAATAAATTAATAATTACTGATTATGAATTAAAAGAGATTGATATAATTATCCGAAATTTCCCATTGAAAACATATTTATTAGAAATATTATTGCCAAATGTTATTAAAAAAATTGATAACTATGATAATGTTTCATATATCGATATATTTAAATCAGGATTTTCTAAATATAGAACTGGTTTTACAGGTACTCCATTTGTTCATAAACCACTTGAATATATTGATACATATTCAGTTAAACAAATTATTAAACAACCAAAAGGTGATGGTGCAATTATTGCAAGTATTGTCGGTTTAGAACATAAAGTTAAATCATTTATTATATCTGATAAAAATAATATTATTGATCGTGCAATAACAAATGGTTATCATTGTATTATCGATGTTGGTTCTTATTTTATAAATGATGATAATTATCAAATTGCTCGTAAAATATTAAATAAATTAAAAATAATTAAATCAACAATATCTAATGTCGCATTTATAGATAAAGAACATAAAAAATTATGTCTATTAAACAACGGCACAGTTATTCCATTAAACAGTGTCAATAATCCTCTTGAAAATATATTTTTTTATTTTGATCAAACACATATAACAGGTATAGATGTTAAAATGTATTATAAGGCACGTGGTTTAATTACTTTATCATCTTTTAATCGTTTTAGAGATGTGGCACAAGGAATTTTTAGGATGAGAAATATTAATAATGGGCAAAATATTGATTTTTGTTACGGACAAAATTTCGATACAAATTTAATAAGCTTAAATATGTCCGTTATAAATTATTTAATTTATAATGAATTTATTTATAATCACAGACAAATGCCTCTATTTTATAAACAAGTTATTTTATCAATGATTCGAACATATTTTGAAAATCAAAATATATATCGTCTGACAACTATTTCATCGGAATTCAATTTTTTGAGAGAAAGTATATATAGACAAAGTTCTGCAATTGGTATTATAACTGATCCAAAAATGGTTAAAATTGATGAATTTGGATTATTTGAAAAACAAATTACAGAAATACTATCATTTGTACGCGATAATGAATTTAAAAAAGTTGTACAATCATATTTAAAAAAAATAATTATTGATGAAAAAAATATACATACTGTCGAAAATAGACAAGAAGATATTGATGTTGATATTGATATTGATATTGATATTGATATTGATATTGATATTGATATACAAATACAACAAAATTATAATTATCCAATATATGATGAAATAAATGTCATTAAAATTAATGAAATATCTGTATCTATGTTATTTAATTATATGATATTTGACAATAAAGATATTTATATAGATGATGAAAAATATGAAAAATATTATGATGATACTCTAAATAGTTATATCATAAATAAACCAATATATATGCCATCATTTGTAAGTTTTATTCCACAGCATTTTAATAATATTCGAAATGAACAATACAATAAATACATACAACAAAATCCAATAATACACAATAAATATGGCAAATATATCTACATTTCAATGTATTTATTCAAACACATTATCAATAATATATATATATTAGGTACTAATTTAGAATACAAAAAAGAAAAAGAAAAAGAAAAAGAAAAAGAAAAAGAAAAAGAAAAAGAAAAAGAAAAAGAAAAAGAAAAAGAAAAAGAAAAAGAAAAAGAAAAAGAAAAAGAAAAAGAAAAAGACGATTGCTTCGATATGTTAACCATTAAAGCAGATAGTTATCTTGAAATTTTTAATAATGATAAAAAATCACAAAATTATGGTAAATTGTCTCATATTATTTTATTACATCATGATCAATTTATTAATATATATGAAAAAACAATGTCTTCTAATTATTTATATAAATATTGTCTATTAAATGGATTTATTTATTACGATAGTAATAAAAGTATTAATAAAACATATCCAAATAATATTCAATTAACATACAAATATTTACAAATTATATTAAGATCTAATACAATTACCGAAATAGATTTATATTCATTATTAGATCCATTATATGGAATTTCCAAAGATATTATAAAAAAACTAACAGTCAAAAAAAGTAATATCGCTAAATTATTTGGACATTTCACTAAACAAGAAGTTAAAGAATTATTAATTATTTATAAACTAATTTATGATTATAGTAAAATAAACAAAACAAATGATTATCAATTAACAAATATAGATGAAATTTTAAGAAAAATTTGTATTAGTTTAGAAAAATGTAAAAATGAACGACTGAAAAAAATATATCAAAGCATTATTTGCATGACAACCACAAAACAAATAAATAATATCAAAATATTTTACGAATTAATTATAAGTAACAATAAAGATAATGTATTAAAACAAATTAAACAATCAAAAAAAATATTATTCGCATTATGGGACTTAATTAAAGATATTTATGTTTTAGAACAACATCAAGAATTTGATAATTTAGATTGTTAAAAATTAATTTAATGGTCTATAAGAATTATGATATGTGGTATGTTTTTTAAAAATATACACTTTTTGAACAAAAATACAAATTTTACCTTTTTAGATTAATTTATTTTAACTTTTATGTTCAT